AGCTCTTATGCGTGGTCGGTCTTTTGAGAATGCCTTTATCATTGTTGACGAGACACAGAACATTACTACACATGAACTTAAGATGCTCTTGACAAGGGTTGGAGAGGGTTCTACTATCGTACTCAATGGTGATGTGCAACAAAGTGACCTTAAAGAGGCGGATGGTTTGACTAAGGTTATCCACCTAGCTAAGAAGCACCTGTTGCCCGTAGCTATTGTAGAGTTTGGGGTAGAAGATATTATCAGATCAGATATAACGGCCCAATGGGTCAAGGTATTTTTGAAAGAGGGTCTATAACTATGGATATGACTAAAGACAAGATTGAAGTTGGAAGTAAGTGGGTAGCTAAAATAGATAGGCCGCAGCACGCAGGCATTCTTACGGGAGATGTAGTCACTGTGTCAAGAGTGGATGCCACTGGTATTGTGTATCACAAAGATGAGGAGGATTTGCCTTGGTACGCTGAGACAAGTCTTTGGCACAATCACTTTGAGCCTTATGTAGAAGAACCTTTGCTAAACCTTGGTTACTTTGATTACCCAGATTTTCTTGGTGCCATTGGCAATATTGTTGATAAACTGTCAGCCGTGTCTGATGGTGGCCCCGCCGAGTATTATGATTTTCCAGAGGGTGCTCTTACTCTAAACGACCTTATTGAACATAAAGACATGGACTTCCATCGCGGAAACATCTTTAAGGCTTGCTGGCGGTATGGAACTAAGAAGGGGGTCTCAAAAGAATATGATGCACGTAAGGTTATCTATTCTGGTGCGCGCCTACTGATGAAATTGGTTGGTGTAGCAGAGCTTCGGAATACACTAATTAAAATGCTAGACGATCCACAGTTTCAAGATCGTGAACATAAGTTAAAATAACAAAAAGCCGCAAGCGTCCGTTGGGATACTTGCGGCTTTACTATTTGTGTCTTATTGTTCTTTCTTACGAGAGAATAGGCTTCTGATACTCCTACCAATCTCATTAGGGCTAGGCAACAACCAACCAAGCACTAGTAATAGGATTAGCCAAGGGTTTGTCTCATTGACAGTTACATTCTCTACTGTTTCAGTCTTAATCTTGTTGTTGTCTGAAGTCTGGAAGACCCTATCAGCGTGATTAAACTTTAGCTTCTGTTCAGTGTTATTTGTTGTTCCGATAGTCTGTGTGTTCGTCTTCCCCAACTGCGTATTCGCTGCTACGTTCATCCCCCCACCTGTCAACTTTTTCACTATCCCCAGAGGACTTACCCCGCAACTTGCTATACTGGTCAATACCAAAAGCAGCAGTGACAAACGTAAAGACGGGCCAAACGAGAATTTCGATAATCTTGTCATCTTTCACCTCTACAACGTAGAAAAACCATAGCAGAAGGATCACCGCTACTTCCCGTTTGAAAGTCTTTTGTATAAAACTTGCCCTCATCACTGTTTACTTTTTTCAAGATGCTCCCTGATGCCCTTGATATTCTCATCAATACGAGCTAAAGTAATTGCTTGGCTCTGTACAACAGTCTCTAGGCTAGAGGTTCTAGCATCAAGACGAATAATGTCTTCAGCACTAGAATCAATATCAGCACGAAGTGAAGCTGCAAACCAGATGATAGCTGCTGTTTGACAGGCAATAGCAAAGACAAATGTGATAGGAACGCTCTTAGATAAGTGCCAAGGTTCATCAGTCATTGAACAAATCTCTCTCTTTTTTCCTACGTATGGTAAGACCTCTGAGTGGGATCATCTTACCCGTTTGTTTGTCTTTCTGTTTGTCCCACATTAGGAAGGCATCAGCAGCCCCCTTGTAATCCCCTGCATTTAGCTTACGAAGCACTGTTGACTTAGAGAATGCCCCACCACCTATATTGAAGATCAGAGAGCCTACAGCATCCCTCTGGTTCTGTGTGAGGGGCACTTTAACTAGCTTGTCGATAGCGTCTTCTACCCAAGCCAAATCTTCTCTAAGGAACTGCTCAGCTTGGGCAACAGTAATAGTCATGTTGGGTTTAGCATTCTTAGTGTGACCCCAACCAATAGTCCAAACATCATTCTTTGTTGGTAGGTAAGAGATCAGCCTAAGTTCTTCATGCTCTTTGATAGCATCTACGTTTTTAATCCTCATTTTTAACCTCTAGGTCGGTAGGTTGAGAAACTTCTAAAGGCCCACTATCTTTCCAAACCCAGAAATCCTGTCCCTCTTTCGGTGTATCCTCGATGATACGCCACTGCTTACCAACAGGTACGGACTTCTCAGCAAGTAACTCTAGGCGGTCAGCCCATTCAGGCGCGGGATGCACTTGTACCACGCCGCCAGTTTCATTCTTGTATATTAGGTTCATCCTACCACCACTATGCTATGATCTGTATCCGTCCCCACGTTGGAACCATCTCGGATCAATACCGAAAACCCTGATGTAGTAACATTGTTAAATGTCATTGTTCGGGGAACCGCTGTAGCTGTCTTGGGACTACCTACGAGGGCGTAGTTTGCATCCGCACGGGCCGTAGTAAACGTGTGTGTATATGATCCCGCTGCAGTTCGGCTGACGCTCGCAATACCATCGGCTCTGGCAATTGTGCCGTTTGCATTGATGGTGGCATTGACAGTCGCCAGAGCATCAATTGCCTGTTTAACCCTCTGCGGAGTCATTAGTTTTGTGCTGCTAGTCCCAGCCTCGGCTTCCGCCTGAGTAGCAATAATAGTACCACCGACTGTGCCATTCACAGTAAGAGTATTTGTAGGGCTGGTAGTGCCAATACCTACGTTGCCTGCGTTATCAATCCTCATTGCCTCAGCCCCGCCTTCAGAAAAGGCGATGGTATCCGCAGCAGGGAAAAATATGCCCGTATTTGTGTCGCCCGTATTGGTTATAGATGGCAACAGCGCCGTCCCGTCCCCAAAAGAGGCTTGTCCGACAACGTCTAAAGCAGTGGCTGGTGCTGCTGTACCAATACCTACGTTGCCTGCGCTGTCAATACGCACCTTTTCAGTCGGAACGTTTGAAGCCGTAGACGTAGAGAAGACCAGAGAACCTCGGTCAATGGCCGACCCAGTGCGGTAGCCAATTTCAGCACCAGACAAAGAACTACTTGAGGTTTCGTTGCGGAACAACAGAGTAGCGCCCTGTGTATCTGTCGTCGCTGTAGGGTGGCTAAGAACCATAGCATCGGGGCTAGAGGAACTGTAAACCACTAGTTTTTTGTCTGGTGATGTATCTCCAATACCTACGTTGCCAGAATTAAAAGAGGGCGACCCTGTAGTACCATCAATCACCATCAAAGCAAGCCATGCAGTGTTTGCCTCGTCACGGATATACAAGATGTTGGTATCGGTCTCATACCAAAATTGGTTGGCATAAGGTGTGGCTGGAGCCGTAGTCCCAGATGAATTTGACGCTAAGGCTTGAAGTGCAGAGTTAATATCTGCTCTCATAGATGGGAAGCCTTGGTTGGCTAAGTTAAAATCGTTTTGGCTCATGCTGTCTCCCTGCCGTAGCCCTTAGCTACATAATCAATCGTTGTCGGGTTTGTACTAGTGCTTGCACCAGTTAGTGTTGTTATGGTGAAACCTGTTCTGCTTTTAGCTGAGATTACATACCTATCCCCATTTGCAAGAATAGCAGAAATACCTATTGCGGGTGTATCTTTAAATGCAACAGGGAAAGTGATAACTCTGCTTCCCGTGTAAGTAAGGTCACTACCAGACTCAAGCCTATCTGGCATATCTACTTTTGCTACAAGTGTTGTAATCGCTGGAGCCACCTTAGCCGAGCTAGATTCTAACACTACCCTGAACCTGATTGCCCTAGCTGAAATATCACTTACAACTATGTTTTGCCAATCTGACCAAGTGGGAGAACCCGCTGGATTATCGTTCGTATAAGAAACTTGCGCTGTCACAGATGTTAAGTCAAACTTAGATGGGTCACCATCAAAATCGCCATCTCTGCTATCAAAGTCACCAGTGGCTACGTCAAAAGTGTCTGCATAATTTATAAAGAAAATCTCTAGGTCAATCTTAACTCTGCTTAGATAACGCGCCCCAAGGTCAACATAGTTAGAGAACTGGTAGATACCAGAACTTGCTATTGCCCCGTCTGCACCACCACCATCAAAAAGTCCTTCTTGCACATCAAAATTATCAGAGGTGCTATCAAACAAGTTTGTGGTATCTAGAGTCAGATAATCTTCCAACTTTACAACATTAGTCTTGCTGCCAGTAAAGCTAGGGTTTTCTGTTAAGGTCTGTATTAAGTTTAGGTCTTCAAGGGAATCAATATTAGTCTGGACAACAAAACTTGAAGTGGTTTGGCTAACATTACCCAGTTTATCCACCGCCCTGATGAAGTAAGTGCCCGTCTTTGCTGGAACTGTTACACTAACGGCTGGTCTAGCGACCTTTGTGATTAAGTCGATAGCGTCTTGATAACTAGCCCCTGTAGTTTGTTTTGCGTAACGAATCCTATAGTGTGACAAATCCAAGTCTGGAACTGCACTCCAAGTCAGGTGCAAAGAGTTGCCAACAACATTACCAGTGAAGTTCTCTACAGTAGATGGCGGAGGTGCAAAGAGATTAACATACCAATTTGATACAGTGCTATAATTACTTCTGATCCCAAGGGTATTAACTGACCTAGCCCTTATATCAAAGAAACCATCGCTTACAGATAGTATTTCAAAGAGAGTAGAGTTAGATTTTCCGACAGGAACCCATCTTGTTGCATCCGACTTCTTATATTCTACCTCAAAGTATTCTTCAAAGAGATTATTTGCGCTAGTTAGTTCAACAAGAATTACCCCAGTAACTTGTTCATTAACGATACGAAGTTCATCATCAATAGAGATTCCTGGAGGTATGATCTCAAATGGGTCAGGTAAAGTTGTATTGTTACCCTCGAAGTTCTTTTCGACACCAGCAGTAAAGACACCCGCACTGATTTCTCTGAGTGTCATACGAACTTGAATATCAAGCCCTTCAGTTAAACCAAAGTTCCACTCAGTTACTTCAAATGCCTTATTAGTCCAACCAAATCTCTCATTATTGATGTTGATAAAGTCACCAACTTGAACTTGAAAAGCTCTCATACCAAAAGCTGCACTAAAGGTAAGCTGCTCTCTGTTACGATTTAGGGCAATTTGAGCAATTCTTCTTGCAATGTTACTTGAGTCAGTAAAGGGCAAAGGGAGGTCAAGAGTGTTGACAACACCCCCATCAGTGGCTAAATAGGTATCGCTGTCTACTATTGGGTAGTCTGCTGGTTGATAGTCTGTCTGTGGCCCCTTAAACGTTCCCTTAACCGAGTTAAAGTTGTCTCTGCGGGAATGTCTGGTCGAGAGGGATATACCAGAACGTAAGTCATCCTCATCAAAAGATACAGTAGGCTCAGTCCAAGTGGCAGCTTTTACTCTCCACTTACCTTGCCCATACCACAACAACCCGCCCATAGAGGTCAACAAATCATTTAGAATAGTAGAAGGTTCTGCACCTGTGATAAATGTTCCATTACAAGTGTAACGCTTTTCATCACCTACAGTCTGATTACAGATACTAGCGGCAGTAGTGATTAAATCATCGTCAATACGAGAGGATGGCTGGTTCAACCCATAGTCGGAGGTTAAGTAATCTCTGATACAAAGGGCTGGGTTCTCACTCCAAGCTGTGGTGTTGGTGTTAGGGTTAAATACTTTCTTACCCCGTATTACAGCAGATACAGAAGGGACACCATTTGGAAAAGCATTCTCATCATACTTAAATCTGACGTAGATATAAGCTATGCCCTGAAGTCTATGCTCACTTGTCCATTTACCCGCAGAATCAGAAAGATCACGTGTTGCAGAAATTAACTCCCCATCGGCTTGCTGGTTATCTGTCCCAAGGTAGGTCTTAATACGAACATTACCATCATAACGATTAGGGAAAGTTACCTCATCACTTCCATTAATAGTTACAACTTGGTCATTAAGGTAGATTTGTTGGAAGCTGTCGATTTCATGTCCAGCAAAAGCAATAATTCTGTGTAGGTATTTATTCTCTCCACCAGTAGACACGTCAAAGAGGCGGACACCACCAACCCTTGTCTCACCATAAATAATCTGATGGTCTAGAGCAGCACCAGATTGACCCTGAAGGGTATATCCGCCTGAACGAGATACAGTTGGCTTTGGAGTAAGGGCATTAAGGGCGGCTCCCATAGCAGTAGTCACAAGGAAGTGAGTAAAGATACTAGCGCCTATAAGAGAAGTAACACCACTCGTGAGGGCTGTTACACCCGTGGATACTAATGCTGCTACTGCTGAAATTGCCATTATAACACCTTTGAGTAAAGATTTTCTATGTGCTTATAACCCAACCAAAGAAGCAGGGAATCAAAAGGTTTATGTCTCTTAGTGTTCACAATGATAACGTCAACACCATCTGCCTTTAAGCACTTCTCAGCAAATTTCATAAGCCTTGGGCCAGTGAAACCCTTGCGATAGTTTTGGTCAACAAAAAGAATGTCGTTGTATGCAAACAAGTTATCTTTGTAGTGTATGTGAGCTTTAACAAAAACAACAAAATACCCAACAAGTCTATTCTCCGCATCCCTAGCGGTGAATATCTTTAGTATCCCCGCATCTTCTAGGTTAGCGTAAGCTTCCCAATCTGGGTTCAACTTGATCTTGTCTTTATTTAGGGCTATTTCTTCCCAGTGCTTTTCTAGGAGTG